ACTATTTCAGTTTACAATTCAAAAAGTACAAAAGATCACACACAGTCTAAGATGTTCCTAGATGCTAGTGGCGGTGTCACTATGCAGCGTTATGACGTTTTGAAGTATCGCCAATTTGACAAGATTACTGAAAAACAGTTAGGGTTCTTTTGGCGACCAGAAGAGGTTGATATTCTTCGTGATGCTAAAGATTTTAAGGATCTAACTGAACACGAACAGCACATTTTTACTAGCAACCTGAAGCGTCAGATTCTGCTAGACAGCGTACAGGGCCGCAGTCCTAATCTTGCCTTCCTACCTATTGTAAGTATCCCTGAATTAGAAACATGGATTGAAACATGGGCATTCAGCGAAACTATTCACAGCCGCAGTTATACACATATCATTCGTAACATCTATGCAGACCCGAGCAAGGTGTTTGATGAGATGTCGTCAATGAAAGAAATTATTACTTGTGCTGATAGCATTAGTAAGAACTACGATAAGTTGATCGAGCTTACTAGTTGGTATAACTTACTCGGCGAAGGTGAGCATACTGTTAATGGCAAGAAGATTGTTGTTGATCTTTACGAGCTAAAGAAGCAATTATGGCTATGTTTAATGAGCGTTAACATTCTCGAAGGTGTGCGCTTCTATGTTAGTTTTGCATGTAGTTGGGCATTTGCTGAACTTAAGAAGATGGAAGGTAACGCTAAGATCATTAAGCTAATTGCTCGTGATGAAAACGTACACTTGGCTAGTACACAACAATTGCTAAAGCTATTACCACAAGATGACAAAGATTTTGAAAAGATTGCTGTTGAGTGCGAAGGGCAAGCTCTAGAGATGTTTATGGAAGCAGTTCGCCAAGAGAAAGATTGGGCCGAATACTTGTTTAAGGACGGCAGCATGATTGGTCTTAACGCAGAATTGCTTAAGCAATATGTTGAATGGATTGCTGCAAGACGTATGAGAGCTGTTGGACTTACTGCACCTTATAGCACCAGTGCCAGCAATCCTCTACCTTGGACACAGAAGTGGATCAGCGGTGGCGAAGTACAGGTCGCACCACAAGAAACAGAAATCACTAGTTATGTAATTGGTGGTACTAAGCAAGACGTTAACGAAGATACATTTAAGGGATTTAGTTTATAATGCTAACACTATACACAAAAAATAATTGCGGTTATTGCTTACAGGCAAAGGCGCTACTAAAGAACAACGACATTCCATACGAAGAAGTAAATATTGAAACTAGCGAAGAAGCTAGAAACTTTGTTATTAACGAGGGTCATAGAACCATGCCGCAGATTTACCGTGAAGGTAAGTTATTTGTTGAAGGTGGTTATCAAGGACTTTCTGGTATGGGTGTAGACACAATTAAAACCAAACTTGGCCTTACAAGTTTAGGTTCACTATGAACACAGGAAAACACACATGTTATATAATATTTCAGAACTACTAAGTAAAGTAGTTACATTAAAAACTACCAAAGGCGATGAAATTATTGCAACTCTACTAGGTTTTGATGAGGAAACTGATACACTAACATTAGAATATCCTAAGATTGTTGTAGTAGCAGGTGATGCAGTTGCGCTTGCGCCATTTGCTCTAACAGCAAGAGCTAATGTCATTATTACAGAGAGTAAACATTTTTTGGCAGTAATGGAAACTTTAAGCAGTACTGTTAAAGATTACAATGACTTAGTCACAGAACAAAAGAATTTAGAAGAGTCTGCAGACGAAGATACTAGTGAGACATAAATACTAATATGCCTGCAATCGGTTTAGTAACACAAAGTTTAGTTGGAACGGGGATTGATTTAGGTCCCGGGGCTCTTACTGTCTTTGCAGAATTTAAGAACGTAAGTGTTGTAGGCGATAAAGTAAGTCCTCATGGGAAACCTCCTCACACTGCACCAACTATTATCTCAGGTAGTGATACAGTATTCGCTGAAGGAAAACCGGTAGTTGTACAAGGTAAAAGTAAAGCATCTTGTGCTCATCCAGTAAATACCGGAGCAGCAACAGTACAGGTTGACATGGTGAAATAGTGTGGCTAAACTGATTTCAGTTAAAGGCCCACACGCTAGACAACCTCACAGCCCAATTCGCGTACAGTGGAACATGGGCAATCAATGTAACTTCAACTGCGAATACTGCCCTCCCATTCTTCATGACGGTAGCCGCCCTTGGCTACCTTTACAGTCTTACTTAGATGCTGTTGACCGTATATGCGGGCATTATGCTGATATAGGTAAAAGTGTACACTTTGAGCTTATAGGTGGCGAAGTTACTGTCATGGCAGGCTTTGAGGATATTATACGTAAAATCAACGAACACGGCTGTAGCAGTGTAGCATTCACTAATGCTAGTCGTACGGTTAACTGGTGGAGCAAAGCCAAACACTACTTGAATGGTGTTGTTATTACATGGCATCCGCAGAGTATGGATAAACAGCATCTTATAAGTGTTATTAACGAAATCAAAGACTACGTTAATATAGATATTAACATTGCAGGCATTGGCGGAAGAATCAACGAGCTTGGCAACGATGTAGAAGAAATACGCGAACTGTTTAAAAACTGCGAACGTAACAATTATAACAATGTAAGCATATGTGTTAAGACTATGTATAAGAAGCTGCTAGGCCGCGGAAGCAAACAAGAAACATACTGGCCCTATACGGAAGCAGAGTTAGAAATTATTAAACGTCCCGGTATTAAGCCTATGCCAATGCCTCCGCCTGAGCCTGATCAACCGGTGTTCGAACCTGATCCACGAGATTGGATGACTGAATTCTTATATGATGATGGTACTGCAAAGTACGTACAAAGTCACCAGATTATAAACGAAGGACTGAATAATTTTAAAGGCATGCGATGCTACTTAGGATTTGAAAGCCTTAATATAGATGCCAGCGGCGATATATACAGTAGTTGGTGTGGTGCAAAGCACTTTGGTAATATTGCTACACTTGAAAGTTGGGAATTACCTAAAAGCCTAACCGAGTGTCCAAATGATTATTGTAACAATATTTCAGATATTGCTATTAGCAAGATTGGCTAAAATAGAATTAAACCCTTTCTTGTATATATTATTATGTTGTTTTAGCTGATCTAACACATTACTAAGATCTATACAAATGTTTCTAAAATCTTCCTTAACAGTTACCTTATCTTTTCCGGTAATTTTAGACAATGCTAACGTCCAGTCATCACACAATGCATTGGAAAATTGTACAAGTAAATTATGAGATGGGAACACATCACCTGTAACAGAGATACTTACATCACCTCTTGCGCTTACTCCATTAATTCTATAGATTAACGGATTGTTTAAAATAGATTTACCTTTTATTGGCTTTATAAATTGTATTAAACAATTATATCCATTAACAGTTTGAGCTAGTTCTGTCCATTTACTTTTAGGTGAATGCACATCATATAGCCATTTTCCTTCTTCGTCTACTATAGGAGAAAAACCATCTGGATGAGTGAATATACCTTCTTTAAGTTTAATCTCTATATTATCACTATTAAACAACGAACAAACTTGTTCTATTTGGTGATGATTAAAACTATATGTATAAAACTCGATGCATACATTACACTTTAAGTTTTTAATATTTTTTAAAACTAAATCCCAGTTTGAATGCAACAATATTTTATCGTTTAGTTCTTCGATGCCAAACAATGGCACTACTACGTATGCATGTTTATTATTTAATGAAGTAATTAACTGATCATTTTCGAAACTTAAATGACTATTGAATACACATTTACCGTCTTTTACATTATCTAGTATATCTAGAATATTTGAGTAGTTAGATGGATCACCGTAACAAGAAATTAAGTTAACTGTGTCCTCTGTACCATGTAAAATTTTAATTACAGTATCTAACTCAAGCTCTAGCTCAGAATAGTTTCTGCGACCAAAGCGATGCTGTATCCACTGTGCTTGCGGGCCAAGAGTATTGTATACTGTGTTCTTTGTAGTTAGGTCTATATTAATCATAAAAAAAC